AGGTAATCTGTTGTATATTTGCTATCTAATTAAAACCAATTTACTATGGCCAAAGTAGACGAAAAGCTGGTAGAGACTATCCGAGAGATTCAAAAGGATATGCAAACCGTACAGCTTGAACTCGGAGCAATCGCTCTAATGGAGAACCGCAAAGAGGAACTCAAAGCAATCCACAAAGAACTTGAAGCTAAGATGCAAGCCACTCGCAAGGAGATTTCCGAAGAGATGGGTGATGGCACCTTAGACCTCTCTACAGGAGAGTTTACCCCCGCTGAATAAGCACCCCTCCTCATACATCCTAAGCGAACAGAAAGCCCCCATAGTGGGGCTTTTTTTGTTTTATTTTTGTAGAAAGAACGAAGCTCAATTTATTTCACTAATGCGTTTTATAAAAACTATAAAGGAGAGAGCTATGGCATTTGCCGATATCTTCAAGGATACGAACGATTACAACGAGAAGACCATCATTGGTTTTTTGTCGTTTGCCGTTATGGTACTCGTAATGATTGCCGATGTGGTAAGCGGTTTTGTAGGTAAGGACTTGGTAATCAACGAGTTTACCTACAACTCTTTTGTCATCGTTACACTTGGAAGCTTCGGTATTGCTGGGCTTGAGAAATTTGCAAAAAAATGAGCGACAACAAAAACCTCAAGGAGATTGGGGAGGACACCGTTCTGGGAGTAAGCATCAAGACACTGATTGCGTTGGCTATTGGTCTTTCAGTAGCTGTTGGTATGTACTACGACGTAAAAGCAGAAATTGACATCGCCAAGCAATTGCCTGAGCCTGCCGTATCTCGCATAGAGTTTGACCTCAAAGACAATTTGGTGCGTGAAACCATTATGACCAACGCCAAGAATATTGAGGACATTAAGACGCAACTTGATAAGATTGAAACCCGTTTATACGAGATCAAATGAAATCTGTTCTGCTGACTTTACTGCTGATTATCCCCTTTTCTGTAGCAGAGAAACAGCCTGAAGGAAAGAGTGTAATAGAGTTTAATGCTGGATTTAACAAAAGCAACAGCTACAAAGACTTAGGGCGCGTTAGCGGAGCGAAACTATACCGCATTGACATTGAGTCTAAGCCAGAAGTAAAAAAGAAATACAATATCAAATCTGTTCCTACCATCATCTATTTCAACGATGGCCAAGAGCGTTACCGCTGGGAGGCTGGTATTGATATGAAACTCCATATGCACTTTTCAGAAATCAATGACGTAGTAAGCAGGTACTGATGGACAACAGAGTAAAGAATATGTTGAAGAAGCACGGACTCGGCGGCGTAAACAAGCCAAAGAGAACGCCTTCACACCCCAAGAAATCTCATATGGTGCTTGCTAAGGTTGGCGACAAAGTGCGTCTTATCCGCTTTGGTGAGCAAGGTGCTTCTACCGCTGGTGCTCCCAAGTCTGGAGAGTCTGATCGTATGAAGAAGAAGCGTGCGTCCTTCAAGGCGCGTCACGCCAAGAATATCGCTAAAGGTAAAATGAGCGCAGCTTGGTGGGCCAATAAGTATAAGTGGATTTTATTCTTACCAATATGGCTGAGCCTTTAGATTTGCCAGACGGCGTATATAAGGGCACTGATGGAAGGTGGTATAAACATTGCCCGTCTTGTAATGATTTATTGTCATACCTAAGAAGAAACTACGCAATACTTTCTTTTAATGAGCAAAAGTTGTGTAAAAAATGTTCCAACTCAATCCCAGAGAATAACTCTCACAAGGGGTGGATTAAGGGCGTCCTAAGGCTTTCTTTCGTAAGGAAATATGAATCAAATGCTGCTCTTCGCGGAATATGCTGGGATATTACATATGAATATTTAGCAGACCTGTTGATTGAGCAAGATTTTAAATGCGCTTTAACAGACTGGGACATTGATGCTATGGAAGTAAGCAAAAACACAGCATCCTTAGATAGAATAGATTCATTAAAGGGATATATTGAGGGAAATGTTCACTGGGTTCACAAAATGGTTAATATGAGCAAACAGCAGTATACTCAAGAAGAGTTTATTGATATGTGTATAGCTGTTGCTGACAAAGTAAAATGGTAAATGGCAACAGCAACGAAGAAGAATCCAAAACTGTGGAAGCAAATAGTTGCACGCATAAAGGCTGGCCAGAAGGGTGGCCGTGCTGGTCAATGGAGCGGAAGAAAAGCTCAACTCGCTGTAAATGCCTACAAGAAAGCGGGAGGATCTTACGCAGGCAGCAAAAAGCCAACCTCTCTCTCTAAGTGGACCAAGCAAAAATGGCGCACTAAATCAGGAAAGCCATCTTCTGAAACGGGAGAGCGTTATCTCCCAGAAAAAGCAATCAAATCTCTGAGTTCTTCAGAGTACGCAGCAACGACTCGTGCTAAGCGTGAGGGTACCAAGAAGGGAAAGCAGTTTGTTGCACAACCAAAATCTATCGCTAAGAAAGTAGCAAAATACCGTAAGTAGTTCATATAAAGGACGGTCCAATTACGCAAAGCTATATTCTTTAATTTTGCGTTGTATAATCAAATTTAATTTCGTATGGACAATCCATTAGAGCAAGCGCTTAAGGAAAGCGGATATGATTTGGTCGCTGGAGATGCACAAGAGATGGCAGCTCCCGAACCTGAAATCATTGATGCAACAGCATTAAGCCAGCCAGAAGAAGTCTCAACTGAGACTACGGAGCAAGTACAAGAGCCTGTAGCTGAGGAAACTCAAGCTCCAGAGCCACAAGAAACAGTTTCAGATGCGACGGTGTCTGAGGCTGCTACAGAAAGCAGCGAGGCAGACGTGCCTCAAAGTTCTTTGGAATCCGCTGAAGAGCCTGAGATGTCTCAGGAAGAGTTTGAGCAGGCGGTAGCAGGGTTTATAAGCGAAAGGCTGGGATTAGACCTTGATACTATTGATCAACTCTCTGAGCTGTTGAATGCTCCGAAGCAAGCCGCTGATATTGATGAGCGAGTTAAGGCAATTGCAGACTTTGTCGCAGAAACAGGCCGAGACCCTCAGGACTGGTTTACGTACCAATCGCTGAATCCATCCGAAATGGACGATTTAGCTGCTGTCAAATTGCAAATGGCAGTTGAGTACCCCAACCTTTCCAACGAGGAGATTGATATGTTGATGGGTTCAAAGTATAAGATTGACGAGGACCTTTACTCAGATGATGAGATTAAGCTGTCCAAGCTCCAGCTCAAGATTGACGCACAAAAGTCCCGTTCGGATATAGAACGAATCCGTGATTCGTACAAGGCCCCCGTTCGGGAACAGCAAAGTTCTCCGCAAGAAGAAGTTCAGAGTCCTATTACGAAGGAATGGATTAAGACGATGTCGGACGAAGTAGACTCACTGGAGGCATTGACCTTTGAGTTGGGTGACTCTGAGTTCAACTTCGGCATTAAGCCAGAATATCGCAATCAGCTCAAACAAAAGAATGCTAAGCTTGATGAGTTCTTTGACCAATATGTTGCAGAAGATGGTTCGTGGAACTTTGAGATGCTCAACGCACACCGCGCTGTTCTTGACAACATTGACGAAATCGCTAAGGCTATCTACAGTCAGGGACTGAGTGATGGCCAGCGTAAGTTAGTGGAGAAGACAGCCAACGTTGATGTCTCTGGTCCTAAACCAACTGGCAACAGCAATACAAACAGTGTCTACGAACAGGTGATGGCCGCACTTGGGAACGACACATCTTTAAAGTTCAAACTCTAAACTGCTAAAATAAAATGGCACTTACTCAACCTACCGACTTTTCGCCCGCAGCGTTTCGTCGTTTAGACCCTACGAAGTACGTCTCTTTGGGCGACTTCATCAATGAGATCAATGCTCCTGATAACCGTGACGCTCTTGTAAAGACCTACGGTAATCAAGGCATCACTGGCTTCCTCCAATTGACTGGCGCTGTTAAGTCTAACGGCACCGCTGACGAAGTTCAGTACTGGGAAGAGACTCGTCTCCACCCCGCACAAGTAGCTACTCCTGCCGCTTCTGCTGCAGCCTCTGCTACGACTATGACCTTGAACCTCGCTGTTAACACTCAGAAGCCTTTGCGTGTTAATGACGTAATCTTGGTTGGCGGTCAGGACCGTTTCATCGTTACTGCTGTTGCTGGTGGCGCCGAGACGACCTACGCTGCTTCTGCTACGGCTTCTATCGTTTCTTTGTCTTCTGCTGGTTTGACTGCTTCTGCAGCTGCCTCTTCTGCAAGCTTCCCCATCGTTGGTAACTTGTTCGCTCAAGGTACTGACCAGAACGCTGGCTACTTGGAGAGCAACGTTGTTAAGCGCACCAACCCTTATATGATCTTGAAAGAGACTTACAAGGTTACTGGTTCTCAAGCTACCAACGTAGGCTGGATCAACTTGGGTAACGGCGACTACCGCTGGTACATCAAGTCTGAGAATGACACGCGTCAGCGTTTCTTGGACAAGCGTGAAATGATGATGTTGTTGGGCGAAGAAATCACCAACACTGGCGTTACTGCTTACGGCGATGGCTCTGAAGGTTACTTCTCTGCTATTGAAGATCGTGGTATCGTTAACACGGGTGGTGTTTCTGCACTGTCTGACTTGGACGCTTTGATCGTTGCTTTGGACAAGCAAGGTGCTGCTGCTGAGTACGCTGTGTATGTTAACCGCGCTCAAGATCTTGATTTTGACGATATGATTGCTGCTGGCATCGGTTCTTCTTTGACGAGCGGTGTTATGACGCAATTCGGTTCTTTCAACAACAGCCCTGAAATGGCTGCTCACTTGGGCTTTGCTTCCTTTATGCGTGGTTCTTATGCGTTCCACAAGCACTCTTGGAAGTTGCTCAACGAGCCCACGTTGTTGGCTGGTTCTAAGTATCAAGGTGTAATGATTCCTTTGACGCAAGTTGCTGATCCTCGCACTGGCACGAAGGCTCCCGCTTTGGAAATGAACTACAAGTCTACCAACGGCTACTCTCGTGAGATGGAGCACTGGATGACTGGTTCTATCTTGGGCGTTACCAACACCAACGAAGACTCTTTGCAGTTCAACTACCGCTCTGAGTGTAACTTGGTTACTCGCGCTGCTAACCAGCACGTGCTTTTGAAGTCTGCCTAATTAGGCGCTTAGGAGACGGGAGGGGTTTAGGCCCCTCCCTATTCTCCTTCTTATCTTTTACTGTTTTAATTCTATTCAATTATGGCACGTCCAGCAAAGGCTACTGCAGCCACAACAGCAGAAAAGTTTGAACGTAAGACTAAAGTCTATACGATTCCCAAAGGAGCAGGTATCTTGTTCCGCATCAAAAGCGACGCTATCATCTACGATAAAGAAACTGGTCGCAACCGTCAAATCCGTTACTGTCCTAATGAGCCATCTGTATACGCAGACGAGCAAAGCTCTAATGCTATCCGTGCTCACGTACTTTTTGAAGAAGGCGTATTAGCTGTTCCAGCTGAGAACGCAAACCTTCAGGACTTCTTGGATTTGCACCCTATGAATAAAGCAAACGGAGGTGGAACCTTTGAGCTTATCAATACGGAGGCTAAGGCTGAGGTTGATCTGGACAATGAGTTCTTGCTTCACGATGCTGTTTCTCTGGTCCGCAACAAGAGCATTGACGAATTGATGCCTATTGCTATCTATCTTGGTATGGATACCAACCAGAAGAACGCTGAACTCAAGCGTGAGCTCCTTATGGAGGCTAAGGGCAATCCTAAGCGCTTCATTGAGCTCTTTGACAACCCGACCGTACAGGTACGCTCTATCATCAAGAAAGCTGTGGACTTCCAGATCCTCAACAGCAAAGACGATGGTATGTACTGGTTTGATAGCAACCGTTTGATTGTTGCTACACCTGTAGGTCAGGATACCATCAAGGTAATGACGCAATTCTGTCTCACGGAAAAGGGAGGCACAGCCCTTGAGTCCGTTAAGGAGGAGCTTGAAAAAGCAGAATTGTAACGTATATTTACATCTATGATTTGGGGGTTCTCCCCGTTGTCATAGTGTGTGTTGTTGTGATTGAGGCCGCCCAAAAGCGGCCTCTTTCTATTTACTATCTTTGTGTAAATACTTTAGCTACAATGGCAAGCGTAAACCGAGTATATTCAGCACTTAAAGATTTGGTCAACAAAGACCAACGAGGCTTCGTGACTCCAGCTGTTTTTAACAGCTTTGCTTCCGTTGCTCAGATGAACATTTTCAATAAGTTATTTGAAGATGCAGCATTGAATAAGCGCATTCGTAATGCGCAGTCTGATGCTGGGCGAGATAAGTCTCGTGTCAAGCAAGCAAACGAAGATCTCTCTATATTTTCAAAGACATCTACCGTCTCTTTAACTACAGGCGTAGGCGATAAGCCAAGCGACTTGGCGCGCATTATTTCTGTTATCACTACAGATTCTCCCGCTAAGAACGTTGAGATTGTATACGACGAGGAGAAGATTGATTACATCCTTCGCTCTACCCTTTCTGCTCCATCTACGAGCTTTCCAGTTGTGCTTATTAGCTCTGACGTTCAGGTGTTCCCGACGAGCCTCTCAAGCGTTAAGATGCGCTACTACAAGCAGCCTCAAGGAATCAATCCAGTGAGCGGAGCTAAGGTCACTACACAGCCTCGCTTTGGATATACGGTTGTTGCAAACAAGGAAGTGTATAGCGCAGCCAACAGCGTAGACTTTGAATTGCCAGAGCACTACTTTGCTGAGCTTGTTATTGAGATGGCTAAACTCATTGGCGTGAATCTTCGTGACCAAGACGTATACGCCTACAGCGCTAACGAACAAAAAATGGCTTAATAGATGGCTCAGGATACAGTATCACTTGAACAGATTGTCACGGACTTCATATTCTCTATGGATAGTGATGATTATGCAAATAACGCATCTGACACAGCTGTTAGAACATTAGCCCTACGCGGTATTCGCGACTTGGGCTTTGACATTATGAAGCGCATCAAGGCTGCTAACCTCACCGTTAGTGCCACCAATACTGTTACGCTTCCTGCCGACTATGTTGACTTACTTAAAATTGGTATCGTAGGAGAAGATGGACTGGTATACGTATTTGGAGAAAACAAGAACAAAAATCTTCTCGCTAACAGCGCTGGAGATCTTCCCGATTATCTGTTGGGATATAGCGACTTTATCTATCGCAACTTTGTAAACTCCACTACCGACGGTCGTCTTTATGGCTACGGCGGCGGTCATTACAGCGGAGAGTACCGCATCAACGTAGAGGAGAATCGTATTGAGCTTACACTTGGCACTGGAGTGGCTGAGGTGTACATTGAATACATTGCTGATGAAGCCCTCGCAACTGACCCATCTGTGCACGTATATGCAGAGCAGGCCATCCGTTCTTACATCTACTATCGTTTGGTAGAGCGCAAGAGCAATGTTCCTGCGGTAGAAAAGGCTCGTGCTCGTCAAGAATATTACAATGAACGTCGTTTGGCAAATGCCAGACTCAAGGCGTTCAGCAAGGAGGAAGCGCTTAAGACGATTCGCAAATCGTTCGTCCAAT